ACTATTACAGGCGGAACAATTAGTGATAACACGGTCACAGCCAATTCTTTTGTTGGCACAGGAAATATATTATCAAGTTCAAATATTGGCGTATTTTCTTATGGCAATTTATCTTATTCAGACACAGGTGTTGTTGCGTCTTATGCTTCAAGTGTTAACAGTTACGTACAGATAGTTGCACAAAATCTCAGCAACGCTAATCAAGCGTCTACTGATTTTACGGTTGTTAACGATACTGGAATTGCTTACGGTGATTTTGGAATTACATCTAGCACTTATTCTGGAACTGGAAAGTTTTACAACTCTAATGTTGTTTACGCTTATTCAGGAAATGTGGATTTGGTTATTGGTACTATTACTAATAATGCTGTTCACTTTGTAGGTAATAACTCAACAACAGACGCAATGACGTTAAATAGTAACAACACCATTACTATTAACGCATTAGGTGCAACATTCCCAAATAGCTATTTGTCTAATTCAACAGCTACTTTAGGAAACGCAACAATAACATTAGGCTCAACAACGTCTAGTGTTGGCAACTTAACTCTTTCTAACGTAACAATTACAAGCGGTAACGTAACAATTAACGCTGGTACACAAAACGTACAAACAATCAATCACACCGCCACAACCAACGCAAATGCCACGATGTCTACGGCTAGTATCCCGCTTGTCCCTCAAGGATATATGCTGTTTGACTTGAATGGCACTGTCGTCAAAATACCCTACTATGCTGTCTAACATGGAATTACAACAACTATTTGATATTGCCGTAACGATTGCAGGATTTCTTGCGGGATGGGTGCTGAACAACATAACCAAGGCTATAGAACGTTTAGATTCAGATATTCGTGATATGCCAAAAGATTATGTGACAAAAGAAGACTATCACAGAGATATTGACGAGATTAAAGATATTTGTAAGCAGATTTTCAACAAGCTAGATAACAAGGCAGATAAAAATTAACCAAGATGATTTATCTTACGTACAGTTTGGTGACCGAGAGGGTCTTGCCAGGCTTGCGTTCGAGAATTATTTGCAACATGAATTGTTTTATAACACTCTAAATAGCAAAGGAATACAAACTCCTTTCTATCCTATAGAGAATTTAAATCCAGACAACATTGACGATTGGTTGCTTATTCACAACCAAATGCACGAGTCATTAGCTTCAATATTGTTCTTGGACAATCCTTTTCAGTTGTTAGACGCTGACTTCAATAAAGAAGATGATTTTTATGATTGGCTAGGTGTACATCAAGACATTCATCAACAGATAGCGCAAGCATTAGGAGTCGTGTAATGGCAACAGGATATTTAGGCACAAATTACACTCAAGACCAAATAAATACTGTTCCGTTATTGGCTGATTATGTTAATAGCTTATTAGTGGGGTCTCAAGGAGACGATACTTTTACAAAAGTAAAGCACGCTCAATTAGCCATAAATCAAGGGATGACCAATCCTGTTTCTTTTGTTCAAAGTCAATTAGCGGTACAAGTTGCAGATTATATTTTAGACAAAACCTATGGAGGTACATCTCAAGTTCCGTTATCAGCAATAGAATCTTCTGAACAATATTTGGCCAACAACGGAGTAAGCGCTGACCAAATTAACGCACAAATAAAAGCGGGAGAAACTTCTGCTCAAAATTCTATTAACACAGAAAATACTTTGCTTACGGAAAACATAGGAGGAGGAGGGTTTTTTGGTTCGTTAATGAACGCCTTAACTAATCCTACGGTTGTTCTAGAGCTTGCTGCTGCTTATGCAATACCTGGAGCTGCCGAGGCTCTTGCTCCGTCTATTGCTGCTGCTTTAAGTGTTTCTACCGCAACTGCTACCGCTATTGCTGCGGGTACTCTTAGTGCTGCCACACAAGTTGCTGCTGGTGTTCCTGTAGAAAATGCTATTAAAAATGCTGCGATTAACACGATTGTTTCCACGGGAGCAAATGAAGCTGCAACAGCAATGACAAGCACAGGTAATAATCCTGCTGCGGTAAATGCTCTTACGTCTGCTGCTGCTAGTGCTGCAAAGACTATCGCTGCAGGAGGTTCTGCTTCTCAAGCCTTGCAAAACGCTGCTGCTGGTGGAGCTGCTTCTGCTGCGGGAACTGTTACTCAGAATTTGGGAGGCTCTGCTACTCTTGGAAACACGATTGCAGGAGCAGTCGGGGGCGCTGCACAATCAGGGGGAAATACATTATCAGCGTTGACTGGAGCTGCGTCAGGTCTAGGACAGAACGTTATACCGCCCAATTCTGTTGCGGTCACCTTGAAAGACGGAACAACTGGATATTTAACAAATACAGGTGTCGTCTATAACCAAGACGGAAGTATCAATCAAGGTGCAAGTGTAAACAAAACCGTTACAAATGCTGCTGGTACTCAAATTGCTTCAAATAATATAAATATTTCTGGATTTACTTTATCAGACGCAAACACTCCTGCTCAACTGGCGAGTGCGGGTATTACGCTTCCTTCTGGTTATTCTCTAGGTAATTCAGACAGTTCTAATTCTGTTTTGGTCAATCTTCCTAGCGGACAAACTGCTTGGCTTGTCCAAACTGACCCAAATGCAACTCAATTACCTCCCGCCTCTGTCTCTTTAGAAACTCCCGCAAATCCTGTTGGTGTCGGTGTTAACTTATCTGATTTAGACACAAAGAGTCAACAAGGTTTATCTGCGTTATTAAACCCCGGTTCTGGCGGAGGAGGCTCTACACCTTCTGCCAACTTTGCTTTCTTGGGAACTGTTAACGGTTCAGGAATATTTGAAAGCAACGGAAAACAATTTGCTTTATTGACTGTAAATGGTTCTCCTGCTTTACAAGATGCAACAGGCACTGTTTATTATTTAACTCCTGACGTACAGAATCAATTAGCGCAAATACAGACGCAAGCAACTCAGCAGGCAGAGTTAAATAACGACCCTTTGCCAAGCATTACGTCTAAAGTTGTTTCTTCTACTCCCCCTGCGAATACCACTACAACAAATTCATCTGATACATCTGGCTCTACTACGGGAGGTGGTGGTGGAGGTGGAGCTAATATTTCGTCTGGCGGTAGTGTTACAAACTTAAATATTGGTGGCACTTCTGGAACTGGAGGAACAACAGGTTCTTCCACTCTTGGAAATGCTTTAGGAACAAACCTTAACAATACTTCTGTTACTGGTACAGGTACAACAACAGGTACGGGCACAACCGCAACCACAGGAACAACTACAGGTACAGGAGCAAGCACAGGCACTGTCACTGGACAAGGTACAGGCACAACCGCAAACACAGGAACAACTACAGGTACAGGTACTGGGACGGGGACTGGTGTGGGTTCTGGCACAGGACAGGGTAAAGGGTCTGGGCAAGGAACTGGAGAAGGAACAGGCGCAGGAGGTGGCTCAATAGGCGCTTACGACCCTAATCTTTATATCTACGGAAACCTTGTAAAGGCATTAGGAGCGGGGTTAGGCAGTCTTCCTAGTGCTCAATCTATCTCAGGTCAAACCCAAGGACTTGGGGGTGGCGCAGCAGGAGATGTCTCGGTAGAATCACAGTCACCGCAGAAAAACGTATGGAACTCACAGTCTCTCAGGCTTCAGCCAGGCGCAGAAGCAAGCGACAAAGATTACGGCAATTTGTACACAGCATTAGGGATATAACATGGTAAATGCAGTCAGAAACTTAACAAAAATGGGTACGGATGTACGTCAGATTGCAAAGCTGTTGCAAGCAAAATCTCCTCCTGGTCACAAACTTGCCTACATCAACGATGAAGAAGCTGCGCTGCTGAAAAGCCGTGGCGGTTCTGGTCGTTTGATTGAAGATACAGGAATACGCTCTTATGACGAAACTTATTATTCAGACCCTACTAGCGCACAGGGACAACAAGCTGTAACAGAAACTCCTTCTGCTCCTGTTTCAACTCCTGATGTTCAAACAACTTCTATTTCTCCTGTGTCAAATACAGGTGATATTAGTGCTCCATCATCTTTATCAACAGATTACAGCATTGCTCCCAAAGCAGCAGGTGTTCCTTCTAGCGCTCCAATAACTTCTGGTTTGTCTTCATCAACAGATTATTCTTTAACTCCTTCTGGTACAACATTTACTCCAGGAGGTACTGCTGTTGGTCAAACAACAACAACAGAGGGGTCTCCGCAATTAGGTGAAGCTGGTGGACAACCAATAGATTCTTCTGGTCAAGCAAAAGAAAAATCTACTATAGACAAAATATTATCAGGATTAGGTTCTCCAAGTTCCAAAACCTTATCTGCTCTTGGTATTGGTGGTACACAAGCGTTGTTAGGTGCTAATGCAGTCAAAAAAGCTCAAAACGAAGCAGCACAGTCTAAACAACAGTTGCAAGCTATGGCTGCACCTTATCAACAACAAGGTCAGCAATTACAACAGTTGGCTAACCAGGGTCAGCTCACTCCTGCTAACCAGCAGACTCTACAGGCTGCACGTGCACAGTTGGCACAAGGAGCTGAAGCTAGAGGCGGTGTAGGCGCAGCTCAAGCAGCTACTCAAATAGCTAATTTGACTCAGAGTTTGTTGGCTAACCAAATGAACATGGGTATTCAGTTGCAAGGTGTTGGCGACAAGATTGCTCAAGGCGCTATCCAGACAGGCATCCAAGCTGACCAATACATCAATCAGCTTACTTCTAGCTATGCTCAGAACATTGCTAGAACGGTCGCAGGAGCTACTGGATTGCCAGGTCAGTCTCAGACTACAACCACAACTACAACACAATAAGGAGTAGACATGGCTGACGTATTAGCTTCAAATCCACTCACCGCCAAGCCTACTGACGCATTAGTTCCTGAAGCTAAGGGGTTTGACCCTGCTCAACAGGCAGTGTTAAAAGCAGAGCAAGAACAAGAAAGATTTAAAACGTTTCAAGACCTTACAAAATCTGAACAACAAAAGATGTTGACAGAAGGTAATGTAAAAGCAGCGGAAACTTATGCCAAAGAAGCTCAACCTAAAGAATTGACAGATGAGCTTAAAAAGAAAGTAGAAGAAACTGCTACGCCATTTATACCCAATCAGCAAACTGCTGGTGACTTAGGGACTATTTTTGCAGTCACAAATATACTAGGGTTTGCCATAGGTCGTGGCGCTAAAGGCTCTGCTCAGGCTGCTTTGTCTGCTCAAAACGGGATGCTAGAAGGCTATCAAAAAGGCAACATGGATGTCTATAAAAAACAAAAAGACATCTTTGACGAGAATCAAAAATCATTGTCTAAGGCTATCGAAGGTCTAAAGTACGAACTTACTCAGGCAGAAAAAACAGCCTCTGTTAATAAAGAATTAGCTATGGCACAGGTTCAGCAAGCCGTGTCTAAATATGGTGCAGATACTTTAGGCAAATATATTGACCAATTTGGTCTCCCTAAAGGCGTGGAATACGTTAAATCTTTAGAAAGAATGGACAAAGAGAATCAAGACAGGATTCTTAAACAGAAAAAAGAAGCCTTTGATATGGCTATGCAAACGGCTAATTTAGCTTTAAATAAAGAAAGAGTTGCGCTTCAAAAAGAAAAACTTTCAACAAAAGGTAGTTCCGCTTTAGTAGCTGGTCGTGCTGAAAATATTCGTGAAGCGTTCGTTCAGGCAGCAAAGGACGTTGAGAACATTTCAAAATTCCCTAAAGGAACTGTTTTGTCAACATTCTCTGGAATGTCTGGTCAAGACGGAGCAACACTAACTCAAAGTTTAGCTAACACATTTGCTAGAAATGTAACTCCTGATGACAGCAGATTCTTGCAACAATTAACGTCTGGTCTTGAAATTAACATGGCTAACGCTTTGGGTGGCGGTTACGCTTCTTCTGCTGCCAAATCAAGAATAGATACTTATAAGTCTCAAATTCCAAAAGAAGGAGATAGCGCAGAAGCTGCTGCAATGTTTCTCGCCAGAATTAAACAAGAGATGAACATTTTGGCAGAAAACTTCCCAAGCAAGCCAGGAGCTTCTGAACAAATGAATAATGCTGTGCAAGCAGCTAACGACAGAATTAACCAGTCTATTCCTTTTGATGTTAATGATGTTTTGGATGCTCATTACAAACAAGCAAATCCTCAAGCTGAACATCCTCAAGATATTCAAGACCTGTTGAAAAAATACAGCACTGGAGATTAACATGGCAGACATGAATCAAGTTTATGACGCTTTGAGAAAAGCCAATAATGCTGGTGACGTAGAAGCAGCAAAAAAACTTACGGCTTATATCAAGAGTCAGGCAAATATTCCCACGGAAAAGCCACTTGAAAATGTTCCTTTATTTGAATCTTTTATATCTCCAGCAACTGCTGCAACAGGTTTAGGGTTAGGGGCTAAATTAGTTGAGCAATATGGTCCTAAATTTGCCTCGTCTATTGCTAAAGAAATAGCACCCCAAACTGGGGCGCAAATGCTTGGTCAAGCGGGAGCTGCTGGAGCTGCGGGACTTGCGGGTGAGTTGGCTCAAAGGAAAGTGCCTGAGAAATATAAAGAATACAAACCCGCTGTAAAACAATTAACAGAATTAGGTACAGGATTAGGTCTTGGTTATACATCTTTGTTAGGCAGAGGACCAACACCTTCTATTCCAAAAGAAAGAATTGAATCCGCTAGATATTTGAGGGATATTGGGGGTAAGCCATCTCCAGAACAAATTAGCAGAGGACCTCAATCTGTAGCCACATCTGGTCGATTGAAAGTTCAACAAGGAGTTGCTAATAGGCAATATAACAAATCTGTTGGTTTGCCTGAGTCTGAAGCCTTTGGTAAAGATGAATTTGCTACTGCTAAAAATAAAATTAGTAATGAATACAACGGATTACTTAACGGAAGAAAAGTAACGTTTGATGATAGCTTCTTTTCAGGCATACAAGATTTGCTGAAGAAGCAACAATCTTTAGCTGCCAGTGGAATTACATTTGGACAATCAAGGGCGCTTATTGGGGCGCTTGAAAGAGTTGGGAATATACCTCAAACTCTTAAAACTCAAATAGATAGTTTGCCAAGAATCGGTGAAGAAGAAGCTACGGCTGAACAAAGTCAAAAAGCATTAGATATTTTGAATCAACTTATTCCTACGGTTCGTCAACAAGGGAAGATTCAAATGGACGCAACAGAATACAACGAAATTAGAAGTATTTTGGGTGATGCTGCAATGCGTTCTTCTAATCCAAGAACTTCAAGTTCTTTGAGGAAAGTGCAAGGATTATTTGATTCTGCTGCGGATAAATCTATGCCTGATATTGCTAGAGATTTAGAAAAGACTAGAAGAAATTACGAGTCTTTGAAAACTTTAGAGGAAGCTCAACTTAAGTCGGGTTCTGAAATGGGTGTTATTCCCGCAGAAGCAGTTGGCAATGTCATCCAAAATCGTGTTGAACAAGGTGCTATTTACGGTACAAATAATAATTTGTATCAACTGGGACAAGCGGGTCAAGCATTAAATATTATGGCTCCAAGTCAAGGTAAAAGATTTGCTGAAGATGTTCATAAAGGATTAACTCCAAGTTCGACAATGTGGGGAGGAATTAGGGATTTAGTGGAAATACCTTTATATCCTATTAAAAAGACTCTTGGAGCAAGACGACTTGAAGAACCCGTAACAATGGAAAAATCAATAATTCCCACGGCTGCGGGAGTTACCCCTGACCTTACTAAAAAGGAAAAATAATGCCATTACGTAAAGGAAAATCCCGTGAAGTCATTTCAGAAAACATTAGCAAACTCACAAAAGAGGGCGGTCGCCCCAGGAAGCAAATTATTGCTATCGCTTTGTCAACGGCTCGTAAGCCCAAAAAATCAGCCAAAAGAAAGGCTAAAAGATGAGCGACAAAAAACCTAATTTATCTGTTGGCAGGGGTGAGAAACAGTCTGTTGCTGCTGGGGGTGGACTCACCGCTAAAGGCAGGGCTAAGTACAACCGTGCCACAGGAAGCAATTTGAAAGCGCCCCAGAAGTCTGGTCCACGCCACAAATCCTTTTGCGCCAGGTCTAAGAGCTGGAAAGGCGAAAGAGGGCGTGCAGCTAGACGTAGATGGGGTTGCAGATGAGCAAGAAAAAAGACAAGGGTATCAGTCCAGCGCTAGAGAAAGCCATTGCGGACTTGCTGACCTCTACCATGCTTGACCCAACTGCTTCACTAACTGACAAAACCAAAATAATTGACCGTGCTCTGAAACTGGAGGCTTTAAAAGCAAAAGTGTCGGATGATGAATACGGTTCAGGGTTCTTTGGTCACGCAGACGAGGAAGACGATAAGGATATATGATAATATGATTACCTTTAAACATTCAGGGGGTAATCATGGATTCAGTAACTTTAATTCGTCTAGCGTTAGAAGTCATCTCAGACCGATTGATAACGATATTGGCGTTGTCGATGAGTTGCGGACTGGCTTGCTACACAATGTGGGCAGGGGATTGGACAAGAGTCGCAACTTTGAGTATATTCGTACTATTCAGTTACCTAGTCGTAACCAACAAGGAGAGAAGTAATGCCAAGCAACAACCGAAATATCAACCCGATGAGTCCGAGTGATGCCTATGAGAATAGTCACATGGCTAACTCTCAACATCAGAGACCTCATGAAGTCAATCAACAAATAGCCAAGTCTACTCGTCCTCAGTTGCCTAGAGATGGCACTGCTGATATGGAACGCTGGACTCCTGGTCAGTTGCCTAAAGGAGGCTTTCGTGCGGTCTTTGACTTCTCTGGTACACCTAGCTACAACACTAAACAAAGTCCTACTAAGGGCGCTGGTAAAAAGGTGTACTAATGGCTAATAACATTGCATTTAGCCCTATGGGCAATACTAGCGTACTTATTTGTGGCACATCCGCAAATAACGTTGCTGTAACTGCTTATAGTCCGGTCAACCAATTTATGTGCGTTAACACTGGCACTGTTCCTGTGTTTCTTGTTGCCGGAACAACAGCTCCTACAGCAGTAATTCCGACACCTTCTACTCCTAATAATGCTTGGTGTTTAGGTGCAGGTTCAACTAAAGTTGTAACTTACAATCAAGCGGCAGCAAACACAACTGTTTATTTTGGAGGCATTACCTCAACAAGTAGTGCAAATGTATATATTACAGGAGGAGAAGGATTGTGAACTGGTTAATGCAAATAGCTCCCACAATAGCTACTGCATTAGGAGGTCCTTTAGGCGGTCTAGCGTATGAGGCAGTATCTAAGGTTTTGGGCATATCTCAGGATGATGCTAAGAAGATGCTTGACGATGGCAAGCTCACTGCTGACCAGATTGCAAGCGTTCAGCAAGCGGAAATAGCGCTCAAGGCTAAAGCTCAAGAACTTGGGTTAGACTTTGAGCAGTTGGCTGTACAAGATAGAAGTTCTGCAAGAACAATGCAGATTGCCACCCAATCTTGGATACCACCTATTCTTGCTATAGGTATTACAGGCGGGTTTTTTGGAATACTTTTTGGCTTAATGTATGGTCAAGTCCAACACACTCCCCAAATCGACATTATGTTGGGTTCACTTGGAACTGCTTGGACAGGTGTAGTTGCCTTTTATTTTGGCAGCTCTGCTGGTTCACAAGCCAAGGATGCAATGCTTCACAACTCAACGCCAATGGGGTCAAAATGATTAACTCACGCTCACTAGATGAACTACTCCCAGAAGTCAAAACCAAGGTCGAGCACTTCATTGCCTTATGTCAGGATTCTGGAATTGAACTCCTCGTTACATCCACTTATAGAGACAATGAAAGTCAGGCTGCACTCTATGCTCAGGGGCGCACTGCTCCAGGCAATATTGTCACGAACGCTGGACCTGGTGATAGTTATCACAACTACCGCTGTGCTGTGGACGTTGTGCCTATGGTTAATGGCAAACCTGATTGGGATGGAAGTCACCCAGTGTGGTCAACTGTTGGTGCTCTTGGTGAGCAAGCTGGTTTAGAGTGGGCGGGTAAGTGGGTGCACTTCAAAGAATTAGCCCACTTCCAATATACGGGCGGTTTGACAATCGCTCAACTAAAAGAAGGCGCTGTCATAGCCTAAAAAATCCTAAAACGGATTTAGCCTCCCCGCCACCA